CAATGCTGTCTTCAGCCAGCTTTTCAGCATCAAGGTCAATGGCCTTTTTGCCTTTGGCAATGCGGTTTAGCGCGGCCTGTTGCTTGGCGAGTTGGATTTTGCGGTAAACTTTGCTGTCCTGCCCCAACAACGTGATGGTCATACCATCAATAACTTCTTCGCTTTCAGGATGCACGATTTGCAGGGTTGCGCCATCATCAGCCTTCACAGGCTTTAGCGAATTAAGATCAAAAGACATTTAACACCTCATCCGATTACACCCGAAGCCAAGTCTCCCCTGCCGCAGTCGGATGCAGCTACGGCAGGGAAGTTACGTAAAGCTGTTAAGATTAGCCAACCTTAACAACCGAGTTGTCAATTTCCAGCGTCACTTCAGCCATCGTGATGGCGTCAGCGTTGCCAACATTCGTCTTGAACGACATGACCTGTGCGGTGAAATACTGAAGGTCACCATTGACCAGAGCAACCTTGACCGAAACCTGCGCAGAAGTTCCAGCGGTAGCACTGCCCTTGGTTGCAAGAATGGTTTGGCCGGTATCAAGGTCAGACAAAGCCATCGTCAGCGTGACCGAGCCATAATTCAGCGAACCACGGCGCTTGGCAACAATGCCGGTGCGCAGCGGGGTGTGCGTTGCCAAAGCGGCTTCTGCACCAAAGGAAGGAAGGTCGGCCAATTCACCACAAATAGACCAAGTAAGGGCGGCGAAGCCGCTGGCGTCATAAGTGGCAGGTGCGTTTGCCGACACCGAAACAATAGTGCCAACTGAAGAAACAACGGTCATATCTAACCTCCAAGAACAAGCAGTTTGAGTGGTATATCACAAATTAACATTTAAGTCACGCTAACGCATCCGGCGTTTAGCGCGGTCGATAGCAAGGCGCACCATACCATTTGGCGCTTGTTTTGACCAACCCTCAAATTCCAATCGGTAAATGTAGGGCAGGTTGTTGCTTATCCAAAAGACGTTACCACTTGCTTGAGCCGAGATTGCAGTGCCTCTCAGGATAGCATCCGCAGATGCAGCACTTTCTTTAGGCGCTGTAATCCCACTACCGCTGTCAGCAGAAAAAGAAATTCGCCCCGAAACAGGCGTATTGATGCTGCATTGCCAGTTAGCCCTAGCCCTTCCGCTATCGACTGGCGTATTTAGGACAATATCCTTTAGCAAATCCAAGCAAATGGTTCTAATAGCTGCGTCCGCATTTTGGCCAAACTTCTCAGCAAATGCTTTCATGCTCAGGGTAAATGTTGTCATGCAAAAGCCCTGTACGTTATGCTGACGGGGATTACCCATCTGTTGCCAGATATAAACGAAGGGTTCTGCGTTGTGCGCTGGATGGTCACAGTGACGCCACTGTAAGTCAGCCTTGTTCCGCGCTGGAAAGCGGCAGCAACGTTATCAGCAGCGGTTCTAGCTGGCCCTTTATTCATGTCCATTGGGGCATAGACTAGCACCTGATAAATGCCGCCAAATTCGTCTGACGAAGTGCTGGCAACGCCAACAGGGATTGTGTCACCAGTTAGCAGGCTTTCACTGAGATAGATTTGACCGTCTGTAGGGGTGAATTTGCTATTCTCCCAATGGGTCGGCAGATTGAGCGTGTTTAGCTGCGTAGCAAGAGCCGCGCTAATTTTGGTGTTAATCATCTAGCCGCTCCACAATCTGCATATCCAGAGCCACCTTTTTACCATTATCTAAAAGGATGACATAGGCGATAATATTTCCACTAGCGTCATGCAGGACGCTATCTAAAATGCCTGTATCCCATTCGGACGGGAACCAGACGCGCTCCCCTATGTCGATCATTAGTTGGCCCTTAGCTGGCAGATGTAAACAACATCAGCGCCAGATAGCCGGATTGGCTGCACATCCATGACGCGATAGGTCTTGGCATCAACTGTCACCAAGCAACCGACTTGCGGACGTTGTGCAATCAATTCCAAGATCAAGCGTACATCGCCAGCCAGAATGTTAGCGCCATCAATATCCTTCTGCTTATATTGCGAAGGGTAACCGTTGCCCTGAATGACGGTTGGCGTTGATGGCGCAACAGGTGCGCCTGTAATGGGGTCATTAGAAGGCGCATTGGGGAATTGGACAGAAACCAACTCCCCTTTTGAAGCCAATAGCCTTGCGGCAGTTTCAGCTTGAGCGCCCATTGAATTAATATTCGATCAGCGTTGCTCGAATGCCAGTTCCGCCAGTGACAGCAATTACGCCCTGCAAATAAGCGGAAATGCTATTCAGCGGGATAGCTACGCAAGCGGCTGCGGCAATAGCACCAGTGCTATAACCAGAGGAAACGTTGACATCACCAACACCAGCAACAGGCACAACCGTACCACCTGCACCGTCAATGGTTACGGTCAGAGGGCCAGCCGTTATATTATCCAGAATAAGAAGCGGGTTTTTGTCACTGTTATAGGCAAACGTGTCAGATGCTGTCAGGGTCGTGCGGGTAACGGTTCTAACGCCAGAGCCTTGGGCGCTAGTGGGTACAATGGTTGCCATTAGAAAAACTCCTATTGGTTAAGTGCGGTTCACTGTGACAGTGGCAAAACTACCATTTGCTGATGACAAAAGATAGGCCGTGAGCATCCGATCAACAAAAGGATAGCGTTGGGTAGGGTCGGAATAATCCTGATACTCAACCTCTATCACATCGACTTTTTCGCGCTTTACCCTCTGCCCTTGGTCGGCAATCAAAGTAGCCCCTGACGCCGATTTAATGGCCATCTCAATGCAAGCATTGATGACTGGATTGGGTACAATATTGCTATCAAGCAGAAACTGGTCAACGTAGACGTTCATACGAGGCCAAGAGAGTGACTGAGTTTCGGTAACCCTGTCGCCTTTCCATGCTTCCCTATATGTAGCTTCAAGATAATCAGTGGCTTTGATTAAGGCTTGCTGCTTCAAAGTTGTGGTCAAAGTTGACCAGCCAGTTAAGCCCCTATCAGCAACGTAATCGTCAGCAGCGGCAACGCTTGCGTAGCTGTTAGAGTTAGAAAGCCCTGCCCCTGTTTCGACCACAAATGCCATGATTAATCCTTACGAGAACGTCCGCGCTTAGGAGCCTCTACAGCTTCAGAAGCAACATCAGCTTGCGCTTCAACTTCTTCTACCACTTCTTCTGCCTCTTGAGCAACGACAGGCTCAACGTCAGCAGCAACTTCCTCAGTGTCCTCAACTTCCATACCCTGATGGATAGGTGTGCCAGCAGGTGCAAAAATTGCGTCAATGATTTTGTAGCCCTGCTGTTGCAGCTTTGCTTTACGAGCGGGGGTAATCGGGTGCGGTTCGTAAATAATTTTCATCTCATTACTCCTTAGAACAAAGGCCGCTGGCAGAGACTTCCAATCCGCCAGCGGCCCTTACCCTTTATGGATTAAAGGGCGGCGTTACCAATGGTCATCACACCAGCGGTGTGCTTGATCGAAGTGGCAACCTTGTCCCAGTTCGTGCCGGTAGCAAGTTCGGCATCCGTGGGCGACTTGCCGCCGTTGACCAAATCCCAAGTGTAGCCCTTGAGAGCCACGCCAAAGGTGTAATCAACCTGCATCGTGGTTTCGATGCGGGTCTGACCGTTGTTGGTCTGGATGTTGCTGATGACATCGCCACCGTCATAAACGGTAGCAGCACCGTCAGCGAGGCCGAGGACGCGCAGCTTGTTGGGAGTGCCAGCGACATACAGAGCCGGTGCATCAGTTACGATGACGGGGCGGCCAAGGATGTCCACAACCTGCACATTGGCAGCGACGAAAAGCTGACCAGCGTTGGTGATATTCTGTGCAATCAGCTTGTGGTAAGCCGAGCCATTCATCACGTTGGCAACAATCAACTGCGAACTATCGCCAAACAGTGCGTGAGCGCCGTTCATTGCCGAGTAGCTGATGCCAGCCGAGCCAGAAACGTCATTGGTGGTAGCAGCGCCCTGATTGCTGATGGCAGCGCACAATGCAGCAACGGCAGTGTTAAGCTGGTCGGCAAGCAATGCTTCAGCAAAGTTGCGCGAAGCAACTTCAATGCCTTCGCTGGTCGGCTTCTGGAGCCACGTAAGCTGGCTAGGCTCAAAGCGGATGGGGCCAAAGCCACCAGCAACCTTTACACCACTTGCCTGAAGCTGCGTCAGGTCAGTGGGGGTTGCCGATGCCTGTGCGGCATAACGGTCAACGCGGCGCTGTGCCGAGTGAATTGCGGCAAAAAAGCTCTGCTGCAAAAAGTCACCGTCAAAACCAGTCGTGGTCAGGCGGATAGCACCGTTGGAAGCGCCGTTAAACTTGTCGATCATTTGGGCCAGCGTTTCGATGGTAGCTGGCATGATGTATTCGTTGAATACCTGCATCTGCGAAAGAGACATTTTAGAAATTCCTTATGCTGGAAGGTTTGGGAACATTTGCTTAATTGCATTTACCCGTTGCGTTTTATCGCCACCAAGGTTGCCCTTGGGTGCAATGTTTTGCTGTGAGCCATTACCGCCAGCGGCTCCACCGCCAGAGTTTGCAGGTGCGGAAATGAAGTGCTTGCCTTCATCACTGCTTGCCCATTCTGCCACAGCGTCAACGAGCGGCTTATCTCCCATGAGTGCGGAATAGTTGCCTTCTTCTGCCTTAACCTGCGCCTGATTGCGCAGCATAGCTTTTGCGGCTCCCATAAACTCAGAGCGTACACCAGCTTT